TTAGACACGGCCCGGTCGAGGGTCTCGTCGTAGTAGGTCTTTTTAAAGGTCGATCCCGCCAACGGCAAGAAAAACAACATCTGATCCATGTCAGGTGTGTATTCTTCCATCACATTGGTGATGTAATAGTTCATGAATTGCTTCACGCGCTGCGCTTGTTGCGCCTTCGATGGCGTATTCTTACCCATCACGATGGTGCGGACAGGGCCCGAAGGAGGTAATAACTCATTAAAAGCTTGCGCTTGGAATTGTGTGGCCGCTTCCGCCAGCAAAGGGTGAGTGACACCCGAGGCACCACGGAATGGCTGTGTACGTTCTTCGTAGTTAAAGCCCAATAGCTCTAACCCGTCTGAATACGCTTCTTCCCAATCGGACCGACTGGCTTTGTTGGCGTCAAACTCACCTAATAGCTCAGACGAAATGCGACTAAGCTCGCGCTCGGGCATCTCCTCTGCAAGGTTGGCGTCAAACTCTACGTTCTCGCCACGCTGATCAGTCGGGTCGAAGTCAATAACCACTCCGCCGTCGTCTTCAGGTGTGATCTCAATCTCACCGACATTTTCAGCACTGATCATGGCCATGACATCATTGCCCGAATCAGGAATCTCTAACTCCAGCTCCGCTGCAAGGTCGTCCATGTCCAGTTGAGAGGGGACATTCCTATCCATCAGTCCCGCGTTTGTTGTACCGTTTGCCATAACCACTCCTATGTGTCTTCTATAAACTTGCCCGAATCTCTTCGGGGAAAGTATAAATCAGGGCCTGTTTTGGGGCTACTAAAGTTTTTACGCCAGTCCGGCTTGTTAGCAGGGGTGTCCTGCTCTTGTGGGGTGCGGCCTAGAATAGCATTAAGCTGCTCAAAGACGCGAATGTCGACCATTTGGGTCAATTGTGCGGTAGTGGCGTTGATGCCTGCTTTCTTAAAAAGGTCGATTCCGATGGCATTGTTACGCCTGTCCATGGTGGCGTTGGGTGCATTACTGCCAATGATAGGCAGGGCCTCGCCCAAATTCCCCATCGTCCTCGCCGTCTCGGGACCATACTTGCTGGCCGCCATCGCCGACGCTAACATGTGCGCCCGTGCGTCTTCAATCTCTTGTGTCTTGGGTAAGTCAGAGCGAGGCACGCCCATGCGGTTCCGCCCGGCTAAAGGGGCAATGCCCTTGCTGCCGTCTTCGAGTGTGTCGACAGGGTAATTGTAGTCCGTGGCCAAGCGCTCAAAAAACGTCTGCCCCGTGGGATAATAGGTTTCTCTGTTTTCAGCATCCGCACGACCGGAATTGCGTATCTCGTCCATCGGCAAGGGGTTATCCCCGCCGGTCCAGTCCATCACTTTGTCCCACAGAAATGAACCTACGCCTTGCTCGTCATACTCCGGCTCAACAAAACCCTCTTGATTAATCTCCTCATACGGGTCTAAACTAACAGTAGCACCGCCGTCTTCAAAATAGGAGACAAAGCCGCCTGCCCCAAGGTTAACCGAAGGTCTGTTCATAGTCCGTCTTTCCACTGTTAATAATACACTCTTACTTTAGCAGAGTTTTCGTCCTCTTCCCAGTCATCCGACGGCAACTGCACAAAATTCCCCTGACGATACCGCATCAACGCCTGAGTCATACTATCCACCAAGTCATCAAACTCGCCATTAGGAAACGCCGCCACCTCCTCAATCAACTCCTCCGCCCACGTCTCGTCCGGATACCAGATCATCCCCGCCTCAAACAACGGCGACACACTGTGCACCCGCGTCACCTTATCATTGCCCCGACTAGGCGTGAAATTAACCACCGGAATGCCCTGCGCACGAAGCTCCTGCGTCAACGGCGTACCACTGGCCTTCGCCTCAATTATAACGGTGTCCGGCTCCCAAAACTTGTACAAATCCAACGCCACCTGCTTCAACTCAGGGAAATCCCAGCGCCCCTTCTTACTGTCCAACAAAATTAAATTAGGACCACTGCCCCCCTCATTCGGATAAAACACTCCCCACGTCGTTATCGCAGAATAATCTGCCGTCTGCTTGGCCGAAAACGCCGTATCGTAACTCTGAATCACAAATTCTAGCTGCGGCACCGCAACTTTATCCCACAATTTCCACCATTCGCGCTTGATTATTGCGTTCTCTTCACCCGTCGGATTCTGCTGGTACTGCGCGTTCCACTTGCTCGGCGGTATCGACGCGCGGACCGCGATCAAATCTTCCAAACTCCAGTACTCAGGCCAACACGGCGTCCCATCACCAAAGATAGCAGGAAGCTCCACCACCTCCCACTGATCCGCTAACGGGTCCTTCGCCATAGCACGCAGTAACTGCCCCGTCATGTCCTTCTCAGACCAACGCGTCTGTACTATCACTATTGAACCACCGGGCTGTAGGCGCTGTCTGGGGCCGCCTGTGTACCAGTCCCACGCATCATCAAATCCAGCCGCCGACATCGCCGTCTGCTCCGAGTGAGGGTCATCAATAATAATTAAATCACCACCACGCCCCGCCAAGTTCGACCCAACGCCCACGGCATAATACATACCGCCCGCGCTCGTGTCCCAACGGCCCGAGGCCTTACTGTCCGCCGCCAACTTCACATCAGGAAATATCTCACGATAACCATCCACGTCCAAAAGGTTCTTCGTCTTACGTCCAAAGTTAACCGCCAACTCCGTCGTGTGCGTCGCCTGTATAATCTTCATCTTCGGATTCTTGCCCATCATCCACGCAGGAAATAAGAAAGACGCAAACTCACTCTTCGTGTGTCGCGGGGCCATGTTAATGATCAATCTTTTTAGCTCGCCGCTCGCGACTCTTTCCAATTTGTCCGCGATAATTTTGTGATGACGACCGATAATAAATTCGGGCCACATAGCTTTTACAAATTTTAAAAAATCATTTTGGCACTCCTCGTTTTTCTCAAGCTGCGCGAGCCGCAGTTCAAGCTTCAGAGTCTTCTCCTCCACGGCAGGATTACTGTGTTTAATCATAAAAGGACCATAGGTTTTGAAAAATAAAAATTTATGTTTCACGTGAAACAATGTTAACTGTTATATGCGATATTACACGCTTTTATAAGACAGTTAAAGCCCGTTCAAAATTTCACGTTATTATTTGAGAGAAACAAGGCCCTAGCCCCCGAGAGGACCGGCGGGGCCCGCGTCGCGTGGATGTCGGTTTTGTGCTCATTTTGCCTCGATTTTGACCCGATATCGGTGGGACCCGAGCAATATTAGACTTTACGCATCATGGGCCACGGCCCGAGAACCGCGAACCAGTGCCCGCGTTTCGCCAAACAGCTGCGCGGCGTCATCGACTTTGGACCGCGGATCTTGTGCCAGTACTGCAGGCAATGACCCAATGACCGCGAACAATGCGCCAAAACGGCGGCCTATTCGGCGCGGATCACGGCCCGCTGTACGTTTAGCCCATACCTTGGGACGCGGCACGCGGCTTGATACACTGTTTAATACAACGGTGGATAACATTATCCACACCCTGTACGTTATTTGTACAGCACGCGCCAATAGGTGCACCACGTCTCGCTTGTTTGTTTTGTCCAGGATAACGATATCGTGTGTATAAGTCGGGCACAAAAAAGCCCGCACAAGGCGGGCCAGTTGCTGCAGCTGCTAGGCTAGATATACACTATTAACGCCTTGCCAATAGTGCCCGCGAACCATAGCAGGAATATACAAGCGCCAAGGTGGCGCCGTATGATCACGCTACAACCTCGCGCCCAACATCGCCAGCAACATGGTGGCGCAGTACTGAGCCAGTGCGCAGCGACGCGGCAAAGCGTGTGATCCTTTCGCCGTCGGTTTCGCCATCGTCAATAGTGTTCGCCGTATTTTTCCATGCCATCGCCACATGATGATAGGCGGCGTAACAACCTTTCTGTTGGTCTGGATCAAGCGCGGCTTTTTTACCCGTACCGTGCGCAGTAAAGGCGATAATATAATCACGTTCACCGCGTGCGCATAATGGCTTATTATTCCCGCCGCAATCGTCACAGCTAAATTTTTCCTGATATTCTGCGGGACATCGCACCACGCGGACCGCGTCAGTCTGGATCAAGCGCGGCCCCTCGTGAATACCGCCATATAAATTGGCTTTAACCGGTGTTAATCCATTGTCCCAATAAGTAGGCGCAACAACAACAACAGCCGGCACGCCATCGCGCATCGCTTGCGCTGCCATATAAAGGTTTGGCGCTGAATAGTTAACGACTGTTTTATGTGGTGCTATAGGTAAAGCGCGACTCATCCAATCAATATAATCAAAGTGACTATAAGTAAATGCCGCGCCACCTCTTGGGACTGCAGATAATAAGGCCTTGAAATAATCGTCATCTATAACACTGGCGCCAGTGCCTGACGGGTTAAGCTCACAAGTAGCAGGACAGCTGGCGTATTGGTTACCGTTGCCGGCTCTATAAGTAGTGGCGATGCCGCGTGTTTTTGTGGCGCTGCTGTATTCAATTGTTTTTAACATGGTTATAACTCCGCTAGTTAAGTCGGCATTGCCCGCCGACATGGACATAATAAACGTTTTGTTTAACAAAGTAAACTTTATATCGGGCACAAAAAAAGCCCGCACAATGGCGGGCCCGTTAGTTATGGCGCGGTGTTTACTCTGGATTAAGCGAGACAATAAGCGCTCGGTTTCTAACCATATCGTGAACAATAGATTGAACCTCAGATTGCAAACTGGTTTGCATAAGATCCTGTATCGAACTGGCGTGATCGTCAACATCCCAATCCAGTTGATCGCCCTCAGATATAAACGAGCGGTTATCAATCTCTTGATTGATTGCGTCCGCTAAATCGGTGGACTCTACATAATCGTGCTCATCCGCTATCAGGTATTCGTTTGACTCTTCATCAAGCGTATCCATAGCCATCTCGAAATCATCCTTTCTAACATAGTTAGATAATGTCGACTCAAACGATTCAATAGTGGCGGCAACAATCGCCTCCATATTTTGGGCCAGTTGGGCCTTTACCGCATCATTAACCATCGATTGAATAACAACGCCAATTAACTGCCCACTAGGCGAACTAGGCGCTGCTGGTTCTTCTGCTGGTTCTTCTGCAGTAGGCGCGGCTTGCAAGTCGAACCACTTTAAATTGAATACTTGCGGATAGTATTCGTCACCGCTGTTGCGGCCCTCATCTAAAGTAAGCCAGTGCCCGTAAACCTTGCCAGTACTGCTGGGCTTATGTGGCGGCGTTCCACCTCGCAGCTCGAACCGCCTATTCCTATCGTCATCACGCGCTGTTGTAACTATACGGCCCACTTCCACGGGCTGACCGCTTTCGTCGCGTAATTCCCAGTGCTGGTTTCCAGCTTGATCATTAGTATTAATGTACTTCATAACAGTTACTCCAAAATTAGTTAGGCCGACTTTGCCCATCGACCCCTGAATTCTACTCGTTTTGTAAACTAAACACAAACAATATGACGCCCACAAAAAAGCCCGCACAATGGCGGGCCTGTTAGTACTTCAATGGCTAGTCAAACCGAGCGACTTTAGCTTGGCCCGTCTTAGTGTCGCGGATAGAAATAATCGAATACTCATATACAAAGCATTCAATACCACTGGCAACATAGGTGAACTTAGCCAGCGGGGGTAGATCCGCCTCGATATCGTCAGGATCGCTTTGTTTGCTAGATCGATAATGACCATCGGGTAACACGTCGCCGTCCCAAGGGTGCGCCCCGAAACCGCCATAACCATAGATAGAATCCATGACGCCCGACACCGCGTCCAGTTTAGTCGAGTCCGCATTAAGGTTGGGTATAGCCATTGCCAGTGGCGTATCGGAAACAATACACGCATCAGCAAAAATATCAGGCACAATGCCGCACGCTTGCAGCAAATCCATGGGCCTAGACTCGTTTAGGATAGGATGGTTAGTTGGATTTAATACGCGGTCTAATACCAGATCGCCTATCGCTTGGTCGGTAAATTTGTTTTGGTTAATAACTTGCATAATATGTACTCCAGTAATTAATTGTTAGCTGTGGGTATAACCATCGGTTTCGATACCCAGCCACATGCCCGACCATTGAACCATCACGGCATCGCTGCAAATCTCGGGTGAAACGGTTTTACGGAACTGTCGATAGGTTAGGCCTTGATCGTTTTGCTGCCACTTAACCCACAGTGCTACCTGCTGCGCTCGCGTTAAAGTAATCATACGCCGTACTCCTCACCATCAGGCGCACCCGTCTCGAAATCATATTCAGCCTGAACACGCTGCCAATCCTCAAGGGATAGTATGTTCAGACCATCAATGCAGGCTAGCATCATGCTGTCTTTTTCCAACAACTCAACATATCTCGCATCGAGTGTCTTGGTTGTGACTGTCTTAGCTAAAGTACTCATGACGCCTCCCCCTCTAGTGCATAGAACTGGTCCATGTTTTCTGCAGACTCTAGGCCTGCCCTCTTTAGGGTGGCGTGAATAGTTTCAGGTGTATCTAACACAGTAAAGCACTTGCCATGATCACGGCCTCCAAACATATTGGGAGCGCCTTCATAATAGTACTTAACCTTGTACTTCCCGTCTTTACGCTTATTCCCTACAATCATAATTTTCATAACAGTTACTCCGAAGTTAAATTGATCGGCTTGCCCACCGATACCCGAACGATACTCGTTTTGTTCTACAAAGTAAACAGATATAAAAAAGCCCACTATAGTGTGGGCCAGTTGCTTACTTCTTGCGCCTTCGTATTTTCTGTTTAGGCCTCCATTGTGGCTTAGGTCGGCGCTGCTGCTCCTCAAATTCTCGAACAGCGTCGGGACCATGCTTTAGGTTTGCAATCATTTTGAACAAAAAGAACATATTACATTTTCTCCAATAGGTCGCGCTCATGTTCTAGAGGTTCCTTTCCCTCATACACTTCACGGATGTTATCAAGGGTAGCTTCGAGTGCATCAACATCGCACACATGACTGACCATGTACTCATCTAAGCACACCAGCACATGACTGATGTCCAGATAGGCATAGAGTAGGGCGGCGTCCTTCTTAGCTGCTTTTTTCTCAGGGGATAGACTCATAAGATTTCTCCAATATAGTTATGTCGGCAAGCCCACCGACTTATATAACTATATGGGATTATGTGGGAGAGATCAAGTCTAATATAGCATCCCAATCAAAATTCCCTTCAGCATAGTAAAGGGGTGGAACACTGAGTCCTTCCATTTTTAAGTCCACTGCCAAACTACCGTGGTAGAGGTAGATTTTCTGGGGCTGTGTTTTAGTCTCAACCTTACGAACCAAGACCCAAACGCTGGCATGACCATAGTTGGTTAGCCAAGCGACTTGATGGGGGCGCAAGTCCACGGCATTACCCGTGGTTGCTTTGAGTTCTATAAAGTGAAACTGGCCTTCGTCATCGCAAGCCAAAACATCAGGGATGCCCGGCATTGCCCACGTTTCAATCCGCGTCGTCTTCCAGCTCCGAGGATGCTTCAATATCCCCGCTTTCATCAGTCTCCATAAGTCGGCCTCGCGCTTTGTTGCGGTTCTGGGTATTGCCTTCTCCTTCGGGAGTAACGTCGATAGTAATCGGGGCATAAGAATTCTTTATCTCCTTTAGGGCTAACATTACCTCATCCTTGCTCATGGAATCGATGCTGCCAGTTCTAATTTCACTTTTGCTAACATAGATGTCACCTTGAGCCTGCCCTCTTCGATACTCGGCTTGGACTGCCGCAGAGTACGCGCCATTAGTCAGAGCTAAGT